CATCATAAAGTCTCATCTTGGCACGATCAATACCAACCACAAATCTCTTATGAATAGTTGGGTCATTATATCGGTTCTTTAGTTGCTTCACTAGAATCTGTCCCAATCCCTCAAGGTCTTCAGTGCTAATCAGAGCAAACATAAAGTCAGCAGTTGCAGGAAGACCAAAAGATTCTGAAGTATCAGTTAGTTCTACATCTGATGAACCAAACCCACTTCTAGTCGTCTGTGTAGCACTCATAATAGGAACATTAAACTCTACAGCAAGACCACGAAGTTCTTCTGCAATAGACTTAACAAGTGTATAAGAGTTGATGTTACTACCACCCTTAAATCTAGAAGATGCACAAATGTTCAGATAATCAATAAAGATAATATCTGGTCTGAATGATTTCTTAAGTGCAAGTTCAGTAATCAATCCCTTAAAGTGCCCAGAGTGTGCAGATGCAGTTGGATACTCTTTAATGATTAAAGTTCCTTGAGTTTTCTTTGCAATATTGTTAACCTTAGTTTCAAATATGTTCTTAGGAAGTTCTATAATATCTTGAATAGGAACATTTAGAAGGTTAGCATCAATTCTTTCAGCAATTCGTTCCTCTGCCATCTCAAGAGTGATGTAGAGAACATTCTTACCCTGAAGAAGAACAGAAGATGCCACATGACACATAAACAAACTTTTACCAACACCTGTGCCAGCAAGAGCAATATTAAGAGTCTTGTTGGGTAATCCACCTTTGGTTATTTTATTAAAGTATTCTAAGTCAAACTCAATCTTCTCTTCCTTTCGGTGATAAGATTCATATCGTTCTTCATAGTCTTGTAGGTAATCGTGTCCTACATGATTATCAAAACTTACTGCAAGGGCATCAGAAAGAATTGAGGGAATTGAATCACGATTCTTTTTATCATCACCATCAGCAATATGAATAGATTCTACAAGTGCAAGATAGATTGCTCTATCACGACACCATTTTTCTGTGGTATCAACAACCCAATCCTTTTCTACAGGAACATCATCAAGACAAGAAACAATCTTTGAAGTTTCCTTAAAGGTCTCTTCGTTTAGATCGTTTCTTTTCCCCAGTTCAATATAAAGAACTTCCTTTGTAGCAAGTTTGTTATACTCTGTGATAAATGAATATATTTCTTCAAATATAATCTTTTGATTTGAGTCTTCAAAGTATTCGGCTTTGATAAATGGTAAGACTTTTCTCGTATATTCTTCATTGTAAAGTAGGTTTCTTAAAATTAAGAACTCAATTTTTTCCATTAAATTAGTTTATGATGAGGATTATCTGGAGAATGTAAAATATCAAATACAAATGTTATTCTTGTTTCATCGGCAATATTTACTGTTCCGTGTGGTAATTTATTATTAAACCAAAGAAGAGTTCCTGGTTCAACAATTACAGTATCAGTTCCACAAAAGTATTGATATCTTCCTGATATTGAAAGATGATATCTATCTCTTGTTAAGTAGTAAGTTCCTTCATCAATATGTGCTCCCACAATCTCATCAATCGGTAGGGATAAGAATCCACAACGTTGTAGTTCTTTGCTCCCAAACTCTTTATGAATAATCTTTCGGATTTCGTTATGATGTTCGTATGCAGGAGTTTTAATATTGATTTCAGAATCTCCAACAAAGTCTTCTTTCTTCTTAACTCCACCCATTATAAGTTGTAATGCACTCGTTGGCAAATCTGCAAATCCCCTATCAACTAAAGATTGGGAATCCTTCAGATGCTTCTGATGGTCCCAATCTTGAGGGTATTTTTTTAATTGCTCAGTAACTTTAGCAACATTTATTTTGGTTTTTAATACTTTGATCATGACCCATAACTAAACTCCTGACCAGCAATCTCATCAAGTTTTTTCATTACTTCTTCAGTGAAATACTTTTCGGGGGTTTTAAGAATCTCCTTAGCATAAATTTTCTTACCATCAATCTCATAACGACCTGCTACATTCTTCCAGAGTCCACCAATCTCACCAAGTTCCAAAAGACCATAGTAACGATCAAGGCCGCGCTCGTCGTAATACAAACGGATCGTAACATCTTTATTCTCCTTACTTATACGCGACTTGTGAGTCTTAGCTTTGATAAGATTTCCGATAACTTCTGTTCCATCTTTTTCTTTCTTTTTGCTGAGATAGATGATTGAAGATGCTGCATATTTGAGTCCAGAACCTCCCCCCATTTCCTTTGTTGGTACATAAGCTCCGATGACATCGTATGTATGATTTGTGACAATGAGTG